CACGCCAGCACCTACAACCTTAAAAAGGCTCTTTTTGCTGAGCCATTCAGGAGGAAAACAGATGTTTAGTTACATCTTTCAGGGTCGAACTCACACAGACACGACCCGCAGCTATATGAATTCGCTTGGCATGACTCAGGAGCAGGTCGACTCTGTTCTTCAGCAAAAAGACTTTGAAGATGCTCAAAACCTCGTCAAGAGAAAAGAGGCTTACCGCCTTGAGTCAGATCCTCTTTTCATGGAGTGGCAATACGACAACACACCTGAATCTGAGCAAGCATGGCGTGACAAGGTAGCGGAAATCAAGGCCCGTTACCCGCTGCCAAGTGAATCATAAACCAGCCGCCTCGAGCGGTTTTTTTGTACCTGAGCCTCGGCTATCGCCGGGGCTTTTTTATGCCCGGAGATAGCAATGAAGAAAACCTACAAGGTGCTCACTGCCTTTAAGTGGCGAGGCCATTGGCGAGACCCAGGCGAGCAGCTGCAGCTGCTTGACTGTGAGGCGGCCACCCTGACCCGCACTGGCAAGATTGAGCTTGTTACCACCAGTTCAAAAAGTAAGAAAGGGAGCTAACCATGCCCGTGATTGACCAGTTTGAACACAACGGGATCTCCATCGAGACCCATGAGCCGCCACCGCCAATGGGGCCACCCGGCGACAACGTCGTCGCCTGGGTTGTGACCGCACCGGATAAGCATGCCGACGTCGCGTTCAGCGTACCGTTCCGCGTGGCTAACACAGCCGACGCCCAGCACCTGGACAGCACCGGCAACGAGCTCGGTACCGGCTGGCACGCTGCCAGTGAGACGCTGAAGAAAACCTCTGTGCCCCAGTATTTCATCGTGGTACCGGAAGGCGTTGACGATGCGGCTACCATGGCCAACATCATCGGCGGGATTGATCCGGCGACCGGCCGCCGTACTGGTATCGCTGCGCTGACCGAATGCACCGAGCGCCCGACACTGATTGGTGCGCCTGGCTTTAGCCAGAACAAGGCAGTCATCGATGCGCTGGCGTCTATGGCCAAGCGCCTGAAATGTCGCGCCGTTATCGATGGCCCAAGCGGCAGCACTCAGGACGCGATTGACCTGTCTGGCTTGCTAGGCGGTGAAGGCACCGGTCACGACCGTGTTTACATGGTGGATCCGATGCCGGCGATTTACAGCCGTAAGGCCCAGGGGAATATCTACGTCCCGCCGTCCACTATCGCCATGGGCGCGGTGGCCGCGGTGAAGCCGTGGGAGTCTCCTGGCAACCAGGGCGTGCTTATTCAGGATGTGGCTCGAGCCATCGACTACAACATTCTGGACAAGAGCACCGAAGGCGACCTGCTCAACCGCAACGGCGTGAGCTACTTTGCTCGCACCAGCATGGGCGGCTTTAGCCTTATCGGCAACCGCACGGTGACGGGCAAGTTCATCTCGTTCGTCGGCCTCGAGGACGCTATCGCTCGCAAGCTGGAAGCAGCCAGCCAGCGCGCTATGTCCAAGCAATTGACCAAGAGCTTCATGGAGCAGGAAATCAAGAAGATTAACCTGTTCATGCAAGACCTGGTCGCGGCTGAAATTATCCCAGGCGGTGAAGTGTACCTGCACCCGACTCTTAATACGGTCGAGCGGTACAAGAACGGCTCCTGGTACATCGTGATCGATTACGGCCGTTACAGCCCGAACGAGCACATGATTTTCCACTTGAATGCGGTAGACCGCATCGTCGAAGAGTTCATTGAGGAGGTGCTGTAATGGCAGGCCAACGCAGTCGCAAGCTGTTAGCAGCAACCGTCAACGGTCACCCGTTGCTGGCCGAGATTGACGAGTTCACTCCGCCAGAAGTTAAGAAGGTGATGGAAGAGGCCCGAGGCGGCAAGTTCATCGCTGACGAGATCATGGTGGGGCTGGAAAAGCTCACCTACGAGCTGAAAGTGCTGGGGCCGACCGCTGACTTGCTGTCAGCCTACGGCCTCAAGCAAGGCGAAATCTGCCAGGTCGACGTTAAGGCATCCGAACAGGACAAAGAGGGCAACAAGTACGCACTCCACTACAGCCTGTCCGGTGAAGTGGTCGGTGTGAAGGAAGAAGGGGTCAAGATGGGCAGCAAGCCTGGCGTGACCATCTCCGGCTCACTGACGGCCTACAAGAAGACCGAGAACGGCAAGACCGTCTATGACATCAACACCGCGACTCAGGTTATCAATCTGGGCCAAGGTGACATCATGGCGGAGCATCGCCGCAACGTGGGCCTGCCGTAACAGGCCCGATATTTCCCCCTGGTAAACGTGCGCACTTGGGTCACTTCGGTGGCCCTTTTTTATTCCTGGAGTAGCTATGACTAAGCAGACCCACTTTAAGCCTGAAACGCTGACCCTTCGCTGGCCCATTAAAGACGACAAGGGCAACGACATCACCATCCTGACACTCGGTGCCATCTACCACGGCGATCATGCCGAAGTGCTAGCCGGCGACCCTGAAGAGCGTGAAGCCTTCGCCCAGTTCGCTCGCCTTTCCTGTGGCCTGTCGGCCAATGAAGTAAAGCGCCTGAAGATGCCTGACTGGAATGCGCTTCGCCTGAAGCTCTCCGACCTGGTAGCTAAGGGTAGCGACTTTTTCTTCAAGCGTGCCGGCGTGGCCATCGATACCGATAAGCCTTTGCTGCTCATCCCTATCCAGGGCGATGACGGTCGTACTATCGAAGCGGTCGAGCTGCAGGTGCCATCGGTAGAAACCACCGACCTGATGCAGAAGCAACCCAATGCAGAAGCTCGAAGCCAGTTCATCACAATGTCGTGCACCGGCCTGAGCCATGACGAGCTCAACCGCCTGTCGGCACCTGACTGGAACTATCTGCAGGGGCGCATCAACGATTTTTTGAACGAAACGGCGGACTACTTTCCCGCCGGGACGTCGACGTCCTAACAGACATCATTCCACTGGCTTACAACGCGAGCGAGCGCGAGATCTTGTCGTGGCCAATAGACAAGGCGCTGCGGCGTTATGAGCTGACCATCAAACGACTGAAGCAGGGTTAACGCATGGCCGACGCAAAATACAGTATTGCCATTGCCGCGCTGGATAAGTTCAGCGCCCCGTTCAAGTCGTTCAGTGATACCAATGACAAGCTGGTCACCCAAATAAAGGGGCAGCAGGCAGAGCTGCGCAACCTGAACACAGCCGCTCGCGACCTGAGCGGCTTTGAGCGCATGCAGCGCAAACTGGCTGAAACCAGCACCGCATTGGAGCAGGCAAAACTGGACGAGGCCGAACTGGCTCGCCAGATGGAGGCAACTGAGCAGCCCACCAAGCGGCTGACCAACGCTTTCGAGAAGGCTAAGACCAAGACGGCCCAGCTCACTATTGAGCACCAGGTGCAGACCAACAAGCTCGAGCGCCTGGAGCAAAGCCTGAGCGAAGCCGGCGTCGACGCCCGGAAGTTTGCCAGCGAGCAGGAGCGCATCGAGCGAGCCACTGAGCAGGCTAACGCCGCCCTCAAGACCCAGCAGACTCGGCTTAAGTCGGTCTCCGACGCGCAGTCTCGGGTCGAAGCCAACCGGGCAGCACGCGCTGACCTGCGTGGTCAGGTACTCGAGACGGCCGCCATGGGTTACGTGGCTGCTCAGCCTATACGGGCCGCCATCAACTACGAGTCGGCCATGGCTGACGTCAAGAAGGTGGTCAACTTCAAGGACGACACCGAGGCCAACCAAATGGGCCGCGACATCCTGAAGATGTCCACCCAGATACCGATGGCCGCGGAAGGCATTGCACAGATTGTCTCTGCTGCTGGCCAGTCAGGTGTAGCGAAAGCGGAACTGCTCGACTTTGCGGCGTCGGCCGCCAAGATGGCGACCGCGTTCGATGTGTCTGCCGATGATGCCGGTAGCACCATGGCAGCCTGGCGCGCCTCGATGGGCTTGTCCCAGGCTAAGGCCGTCGCCTTAGCTGATGCCACCAACCACCTGTCGAACAACATGAACGCCCAAGCGAAAGATATCGCCGGGGTGCTCAAGCGCCAGGGTGCGGTGGCCATGAGCGCGGGTCTTAATGAGATCCAGGCGGCCTCGCTATCGGCGGCTCTGCTTTCGGGCGGGGCTGGCGAGGAAGTTGCCGCCACGGCGCTGAAGAACATCACCGGCGCCATGATGAAGGGTGACACCGGAACCAGGGCGCAGCAGGCAGCTTGGGCAGAGCTTGGCTTCGACCCGAACCAGTTAGCCGGCGATATGCTGAGCGACGCACCCGGGACGATGATCAAGGTCTTCGAGGCGATGCAGGACGTGCCAGAGGAGCAGGTCAACGCCCTGGTGTCGACGCTGTTCGGTGAAGAGGTGAAAGGCTCGGTCATGCCGATGCTGAAGAACCTCGACAACCTGCGCAACGCCTTCAAGATGACCTCCGATGCGGCCCAGTATCAGGGCTCTATGGAGGCCGAGTACCAGGCACGCTCTGCAACCACAGCCAACAACCTGCAGCTGCTGTCGAACAAGTTCGAGCGTCTGCAGATAAGCGTGGGCACGCTGCTGTTGCCGGCACTGAACGACATCGTCGGCCCGATTGCCGACTTTGCAGATTACCTGGCTGACGCGGCCGAGAAGTACCCAACCATCGCCAAGGGCATCGCCATGGTGGGGATGGGGCTGGTCGCGCTCAAGGTAGGCGCTCTGGCTGTCAAGATGGTGGGCCTCTCCTTCGGTCAAGGCATCAACATGCTGAAGCTGGGCAGGGCCAAGCTGTCGGCAACCACTGGCGATACGGCTCGCAACGCTAACCTGGCAAATCGGGCGCTGCAGCGTATGAATGCCACCATGGCTCGCATGGGCCGTCGTCGGGCGCCAATGGGCGGCGCCGGCGCAGACCTGGGCGATTTTGGAGGCGAGGGTCGCGGCCGTCGCGGCCGTCGCCGGATGCGTGGCGGTGGTAAGTGGGGGCGCCTGGCAGGTTTGATTACCGGCGGCACGGCGCTGTCGCTGATGTCTGCCAATGCTAACGCTGGCGATCTGGCTATGGCTGGAGCGAGTGTGGCTGGTACCGCTGGCGACTTGTTCAGCGCCCTGCCAGCTGGAGGGGCTTTGCTCAAGGGCGCCGGCAAGATGTTCCGGCCGCTTGATATTGCGCTCTCTGGTGCGGCTCTGACCTCTGCCATTTCAAACGGCGACAACCAGCAAATCGGTGCCACTGCCGGCGACATGGTCGGCGGTTTGGGTGGTGCTGCTGCAGGTGCCGCTGCCGGCGCGGCCATTGGTTCCGTTGTGCCAGTCATTGGTACCGCTATCGGTGGGGTGATTGGCTCCATTGTTGGCGGCCTTGGTGGCGGTGCACTGGGTGAGTGGGCCGGCGGCAAGATTGGCGGCTGGTTCGGCGGTGACGACGAGAAAGACCAGGTTAAACCTGCTCAGGTATCCAGCGCATCGATGCCTATATCTGCGCCGGAATCAGCTAAGGTGCTGACCTCGACCGAGCAATCCAGCGTCACTAAGGAGCTGAAAGCCTCGGCAAGCAGCAAGGATAGCTCGAGTAGCTCGGTGCTTGAGACGGTAATTCAGGCGGCAAAGTTTGCGATTCCGCCCCTTGGTATTGCGTCTTTGGTTAGCAATTGGTTCGGCGGTGACGACGAGAAAGACCAGGTTAAACCTGCTCAGGTCTCGGAGATGATTGCCGGCAATGACCGGGTCAATGGCACGATCGACAAGCTACCAACCCCAGAGCAGGCGCAGAAGCAAGTCGCATCGCAAGACAACCGTCAAATGGTGTTCAGCCCGTCCATAACCATCCCGCCGTCATCTGGCAACCCGGAGGCCGACCAGCGCCTGATTGATTCGCTCATCGAGCGGATGAAAGCAGAGCTGATGCCGATGATGGGTGGCGGCGAGTTGGCGGTCAGGCTGGACGCCTCCCTATCCGATAGGAGTAACACCTGATGAAGCAACAGCTCGCCCTGGGCGACTTCGTCTTTAGTCTGGCGAACAAGACGGCCTATGAGCAGCTGGTTCGCAAGTCCACCGGTGGCTGGGTGAATATCGATATCACCAACGCGAAGCCACGCAGCCACAACACCGGGCAAGGACTCGAGAGCATCACCATCAACGGCAAGGTGTTCGGCGCTGAGGGCATGGATGCCCTCGACCGCCTGCGCGAACTGCAGGCGACCCGAAAGCCTCAGACCGTGGTTGACGGCCTTGGCCGCAACCTTGGCCGCTGGAAAATCATGGATATCACCGAGACCCAGAAGCGCGTCATCGATGACGGCACGGCCATGGTGATCGACTTCAATGTGTCACTGGAGGAGTTTGTCGGTGAAATCAGTTAAAACCCGTGCCGGCGACACGGTCGGTCTGCTGCTTTTCAAGCACCTGGGCCGCGATGATGACGAGGCAGAGCAGGCGCTTTTCGATATCAATCCGGGGCTGGCCAAGCATGGCCCGGTCTTGCCGGCTGGTATCGATGTGATTATTCCCGACCTGGCTCCGCCGCCAGTTCGTAAGGTGGTGAGAGCATGGGATTAGGTTACACGCCAATGGTGCGCGTCCGTGGGGCGCACGCCGAGCTCATAAACACCCGGCTGTTGACGTGGGAGCTTATCGACGCAGCCGGTAGGCAGTCTGACCAGCTGACGCTTCGTGTGGACACTCAGGGCATTGATGGCTTGCCGAAAGAAGGTGAGACCATCGGTCTCGAGGTGGGCTACGCAGAAGAGGAGTCGCTGACCGATAAGGGTGATTTTAAGATCACCAGGGTAACGCCCCGGATTTACCCGGACAGCGTGACCATTGTGGCCACGGCCGCACCGTTCCAGGTGAAGGACGAGACCGAGTTCAAGAAGCGCCGCTCGCGCAGCTTCGAGAAGATAACCCTCGGCGATCTGTTCCGCCAGGTGATAACGACCCACGGCTACTCGCCGCGGGTAGCGCCTGACCTGGACGCCATCATGCTCGAGCACGTTGACCAGTCCGACGAGACGGACATGAGTTTTCTGACCAGGCTAGCTAAGCGTTACGACGCCGTCACCAAGCCAGTCGACCAGCTCTATGTTCTGGCTCGTCGTGGTCAGGTTAAAAGCCTGTCCGGGCAGAGCCTGACGCCAGTGCGTTACAGCCTGCCGACTAAGAACGTGCCAACGGCAGCCAGTTTTATCAATGCTGAGGCCGACTTTCCGAGTCGCACGACCTTCAAGGGCGTGGTGACGACCTATTGGGATCCTGCTCAAGGTAAGGAGCTCGAGGTGAAAGTGGGCGAGGCACCATTCAAGAAGCTACGCAACCAGCACGACAGCCAGGAGCAGGCCAACGAGGCTGCCAACGGTGAGATGCGCAAGCTGGCCCGTACCGGCGTGAAGATACGCATGGACGTGCCCGGTGACCCGCGTCTGGTCGCCGAGGGGCTCCTGGAGCTGGACGATAGCTTTCCGGATTACATGAGAGGGCGCTGGTCGCTCGACCGTGTGATCTCAAGGGGCAACAGAGGGCAGGGATATCGCTGCTCTCTGGAGGCCACCGAACCCTTGTGAGACCCAAAAAAATTAATAAAGGAAGGCGTAAATGAGTAGTAAGCCATTTTTTTCATGGATGGGCGGCAAGCGCCGCCTGGCAAAGCACATTATGCCAGAATTCCCGGAGCATGAGTGTTACGTGGAGCCGTTTTGCGGCGCCGCCGCTTTGTTTTTCATGAAAACACCCGCAAGGGTGGAGGTTATTAATGATGTAAACAGCGATCTCGTTGGGCTTTACCGAGTGGTGCAGCATCACCTCGAGGAGTTCGTTCGCCAGTTCAAGTGGGCGCTTATCAGTCGCGAGATGTTCAAGTGGCTGGACGATACGCCCGTCGAGACCTTGACCGATATCCAGCGTGCTGCCCGGTTCTATTACCTGCAGCAGATGTGCTTCGGCGCCAAGATTACCGGCCGCACCTTTGGCACGGCCACCACGACGCCGCCAAAACTGAATCTGCTGCGCCTCGAGGAGACGCTAAGCCAGGCACACCTGCGCCTGAGCCGTGTTTACGTTGAGCACCTGGACTGGCAGGCGTGCATGGAAAAGTACGACAGACCGCACACCCTGTTTTACCTCGACCCGCCGTACTGGCAGACCGAGGGTTACGGTGTCGACTTCCCTTTCGAACAATATGAGCGCATGGCCGAGATGGCCAGGACGGTGAAGGGTAAGGTGGTGATCAGCATTAACGACCACCCGGATATCCGAAAGGCGTTCGCTGGCTTCCGGATGCAGGAAGTTAGCCTGCGCCATACCGTTGGCGGTCGTGCCGGTAAGCAGGCTGGTGAATTGATTATTTATAACTGGTAAACGGAGATCCTAATGGACAACCAACACAAGAAAATTAAGGGCTATCGCGACCTTTCCCAGGAAGAGATCGACCTGATGAACCGCATCAAGGAAAAGGGGCAGGAGCTGCTCAACTTGCATGCCGAACTGGCAGGCCGCCTTGAAACCGATCTCGAGGTGAAGCTGTCAGCTGCCCGTCAGTCCGTTGCCGGCGCTGAGTATGATGGCAGGCCTTACACAGAAGACACCGGTGCAACTGATGAGTGCCACGAGTACCGTCGCTTCAAAGCGGCAGAGCCGCAGCGTTGGGCGTCTATTGGCAAGACCGATATTCAGACCGGCATCATGGCCCTTGTTCGAGCTGTTGCCCAGCCGACGAACTGTTAAAAAAAGCCCGCACAAGGCGGCAAATAGGAGGACGGACAGGCGGCCGGGGCCGCCTTCCTGGTGCTGGCTGGTATCAGCTGAGGTCGTTAAGGAGCGAAACGCCCTCGCGGCTTAGGGTTAACCTGCCGGCGCACTCGATAACCAGGTTGTGCTGCTTCATCTGTTCCAGGATGAAGGCTGCCGCGTGCTGGCCAAGGCTAACGGCCTGAGCCACCTCGCCCAGTTCCGGCGCCCCTGTGTTGTTGCCTACTACGTACAGGATGGCTTTAGCTTCAGTGGTTAATGTCATGTGTCCTCCTAGTCTTATCTATTGGCCGGGCTTCCCCGGCCCCTTTCTTATTCCGGTTTGTGGTTGTAACTGCTGTTCAACTGCTCGACCTGACTTCTGATATCGCATGCCGCCTTGAGTTGAGGCATTACCAGCATGTGCATCAAGCAGCCGACGCTGCTGTCTTCTCGCGAGGCCGCCTGGTTCAGGTGGTAAAGCGCATCCGCCAAGGCTTCGGCCGCTTTCATCGTTTCCTCTAGCTGTTTTTGTACTTCGTTCATGTGGTTAGCTCCTTTGTTTATTTGTGCTTTTGTACAAATGTACAATTATACTAACTCGACCACCGGCACGAGTCGAGTCTTATCTGCAGGAAAAAGAAAGCCCCGCAGGTGCGGGGCTTGGTGGGGCGTTTGGCTTGTTACGCTTCTTTCTCTGGTTGTTCTGCTGCTTTCTGTTTCACGATGGCCATACAGCTTCCTTTGCCCGTTTGCCTAACGAAGGCGTGGTAAACCGTCTTTGTCAGTTCTGAGTATAAGGTTGGAGTAAATGGCAGCAGAGCTTCCGCAATTTCCCCAAACTGTTCCAGGTCAATGCCAAACTTTTCAATTAGTGGCGAGTCGAAGTCTTCATCTTCATTAATGATTTTTTCGGTTTGTTCCTCGGTGAGGCCAAGTGCGGCACCAGCAAGCATTTGTAGGTCTAAATAGTCCATGTGGTTCTCCAGATTATCCAATTTGTACCAGGCTGCTGCCGCAGTCAGGGCAGCCGCATTTTGATTTGAGTCTTTGCATGGTGGTGCACCATTGGCCGGCCATCGATGCGATGACGCCCAGGGTCATCTGGCAGTCAGCCAGTGCGCGGTGCGCTTTCCCCTCGATAACGACGCCCTGCTGTTTGGCGGCATTGCCAAGGCGCTGCCACTTCCATTGGCCTCGATAGTCGTCCCACTGGCCATAGAACTCGGCATAGGCCAGCATGGCGCAGTCTGCTTGGGTTCGGATGTTGAGCAGGTCGTTCCGTTCGTCAGCCTGGCGAATCATTCTCAGGTCGTAGTCGGCGTTGTAGATGACCAGCTCGCGGCCTTCAACCAGTGGCACAAAGAGATCGTAAACTTCTGGCCATGTGGGTGCGTTGGCCACCATCTCGTTGGTGATGCCGTGGATGCGCGTCGCATCCTCTGGGATTGGGGCTGTCGGCTTCACCAGCGTATCGAGCAGCACGTTGCCGGCGCAGTCGATAATGCTGATCTCGATAATCTCGGCCTTGCTGTCCAGTCCGGTGGTCTCGGTATCGAGTATCAGGGCGTTATTTGCCAGCCACTGCTGGGCTTGTTGCTTCGGTATCATGTTTCTTTCCTTCTCTCACTTCGTTAACCAGATAACCAGGCAACTGACGGCCGCGATGGCCACGATGCCCAGGATGTCTTCCGCGCTTTCCTTCCAATTCATGCTGGCCACTCCTCTGCAATTAATACCCATTCGTCATCGAACACGCCGATCTCCTCGCCGGTGGTCGCGTGTTTGACGTTGAATACAATCTCGGGAGCGTTTGGGTCTGGGTTCAGCTCGGTGACCGTGGCGGCTCCGCCTGGCCATAGCCCCATGGGCATGGTGATGACGGTTTTACCCACCAGCTGCTTGCCGAACTCGGCCATCATTTGCTTTGCGATATGCATGTGCGCCTCCTTACGCTGCCAGTTTCAGCAGGGCGTCACGCATGAAGCCGTGGCAGTGGATTTGAGCGTATTGGCGCACCAGGCGCTTGTAGTGCTCGTTGGTTGGAACTTGGCTTAGTTTTAAGCCGCGTACAGTGTTATAATCATGTGCAGACATGATTGCCTCCTAGTCAGACGGTTGTTGTGTCACTGATAGCCCTAGGGTTGCCGCCCTGGGGCTTTCGCTTTTCTTAGTCCTGCAGGTGGTATTCACCTTCCCCGCGTTCATACTTTTCAAACAGATCCTGAAGCGCCTCGATGACGAACTTGCGCACTGGCACGTTGTCCAGTGAGTTGGCTCGCATGCTGTGCAGGCGTCGGTGGTAGCTGGCCGGGATATCGACCGGCAGTCGCTTCAGCTCTTCGTCCAGGTCGTCACGAACGACCGCAGCCATAGCCTTGGCCTTGTCGTCGCGCTGGCCTGGCTTCTTTGCTGACAGCTTCACATCACGCATTGGCGAACTCCTTCAATTCTTTCACTAGCATCTTGATCTCGAAGCGAGCCTTGTGCTCGTCTTCCAGGTCGACCACTGAGCCACCCCACTTGGCCGTGTTGGCGTAGTCCACCTTCTGGGTGGTGCCGTTGGCGAAAATTGGCAGCTCGTACCCTTCGAGGGCTTGCATCACTTCGCCGCTGAGGCGGGTGTTCTTGATTGCTCGGCTGATGACGAACGCGCCACGAGGGTGGCCGTCTGTCACTTCCTGGCGAGCCTTGAGCAGCTCCACAAGGTCAGAGCAGGCCCAAATGTCATAGGGGCTCGGCTGAACCGGAATCATAACCACATCGGCGGCACGCACGGCCGCTGCTGCCAGTTCGCTCACTTGCGGGGCGCCATCAATGACAACCCAATCATAGTCGCGTGCGATTTTAGGCAGTTCTCTCGAGATGGACTTGCCCATGCGCACAACGGGGCACAGCTCGTCGCCTTCGCGTGCGTCTGCCCAGTCTGAGGCAGAGCCTTGAGGGTCGAGGTCTACCAGCAGGGTGGATTCTCCCTGGCTGTGTAGCCAGCTGGCCACGTTCGTGCTGATGGTGGTCTTACCGGATCCACCTTTTTGGTTGAGTACCGCGATAACTTTCGGCATTTCATTCTCCTAGTCGTTTGTCGTTGCTTGTTCAATTTAAACAAAAGTACATTAGTATAAATGTACATTAAACGCAAGCGCATTTTTATACTGGCATACATTGCACCTTTTATTGCTGTGTCCTTTCGTGCCTGCCTGCAAAGCCTTATGTTTCATAGCGTTGTGCGCTAGTCGCTTTCGGCTGTCCTTTCTGCTCCCTGCGTTATACACCCGTCCTTTCTGTGCTCTGATACCTTGAGGCTTAACTTTTCCACCTGCTCGGCAATGCTTGCTCACGTTTCTCTTACTGGTCTTTGCTCGACCTGCTTAGTCACCCGTAACTAACAAGTATCGTCTATGTACACCTCTAGTATGGGCGTATCTATGTACACATATAACCCTATCACACATACACGCATACACACAACACCCAAGGCAATATACATATAGCCCTAGGGCAATTTATGTACGTACATAGGCACACCCATACTATACGTATAGTATGGGCTATAATATACACCATAGTAAGCCCTAGGTCAAGGTATGTATGTACATAGGTATAGGGCTAGATATGTACACAGTTACGCCCTAGGGGTTGACACGTACATAAAATAGGGCTATATATGTATGTAGGGTTAAATATGTACCAGTTACCACAAGGAGAAATGGTATGAGCGGCGAAAGTAGACAAAAGGTAAACCTCGAGGAGTTAATAAATGAGCTCGTCGAGGAGGTGAAAACCATCGATGACAATGAGGCGATTACTCGGTCTGAAAAAACCAAGTTGATCACCAGGGCGGCGACTAAATTCAAGACCAAGCTGCACGACGATAAGCGCCGGAAGGATGCGACCAGAATCGCTCTTAGCACCTATCGTAAGTACATGACGATGGCTAGGGCAGCCGTCACTGAACAGAATTGGAAGCACCATAGCCTTGAGCAGCAGATAGAGCGGCTGGCCAAGAAGCACCCGCAATACGCTGAGCAGCTGGTGGCCATCGGGGCCATGGATAACATCACCGAGTTGCGCCTGGCGCATCGCGACCTCCTGAAGGGCATCAAGGACAACGATGAGGCCTTCGAAGATATCCGCAGCATAAAGTTAGACCACGAGGTTATGCGCCATCTGACACTACCCAGTGCGCAAAAGGCGAGACTGGCAGAGGAAGCCGCCGAGGCGTTGACAGAGAAGAAAACCGCCACGGTCGACATCAACTATCACGAGCTGATGGCCGGAGTGGTGGAGCTGTTGACCAAGAAGACCAAGACGGTCGGCAGCGACAGCACCTACAGCTTCAGCCGGCTGGCGCTTGGTATTGGCCTGGCTACCGGTCGTCGTTCTATCGAGATACTGAAGCAGGGCGAGTTCAAAAAGGTGGATGAGCAGCGGCTCGAGTTCTCTGGCCAAGCGAAAAAACGCGGCGGTGCCGACTATTCAGAGACCTATACCATTTACACCCTGGTCGACTCCGACCTGGTACTGATGGCGCTGAAGAACCTGCGAGAGTTGCCAGAAGTTCGCGCCCTGGATGAGTACGACCAGCTGGGCGAGATTAAACGGAACGACGCCATCAATAAACGCTGTGCAAAAACGCTCAACCAAACCGCCAAGCAGTTCTTTGGCAGCGACGAGCGCGTGTTCAAGGATAGTCGTGCCATCTGGGCGCGTCTGGCTTATGAGTTGTTTTTCCAACGTGATCCGCGCTGGAAAAAGAAAGACGAGGACGTTTTCTGGCAGGAGATGCTGGGCCACGAGGACATCGAGACTCAGAAAGCCTATAAGCAATTCAAGGTCGACTACAGCGAACCTGAGCAGCCGGTGCACAAGCCTGGCAAGTTCAAGAGCAGAGCTGAAGCCCTCGCGGCGCTCGACTCACATGAGGACATTACCACCCGCTCATCCATGGCCAAGATCCACGACTGGGTGAAAGAGCGTATTGCGGAAGACCCCGAGGCGAACATCACACAGTCACTCATCACCCGGGAACTGGGCTCAGGCCGTAAGGTGATCAAGGACTACCTCGACCTGGCTGACGATGCCCTTGCTGTGGTGAATACTCCTGTCGATGACGCAGTCGTCGAGGTTCCAGCTGATGTGCCGGCAGCAGAAAAACAGCCGAAGAAAGCGCAGAGGCCCAGACTCGTGGCTCACCAGGTTGATGATGAGCACTGGGAAGCCTGGGCGCTGGTGGAAGGCGAGGAGGTGGCCAGGGTGAAAATCAAGGGCACCCGCGTTGAGGCAATGACAGCCGCATGGGAGGCCAGCCAAAAGGCACTCGATGACTAATCAACAAGGCGAAGCACCTCCTTTGAACCGCAGCCTATTTGCAGGCTGCGGTTTATTTTTTCCGATACCTGAAGGTGCTGGTGGGCAGCAGACAGGGCACACGATACCACCCTCGGGCTTACCTCGATGCCGGCACTAAGCGCGGTGTCCAGTAGTTCGATGATGGCAGTACCTTTTTCCAGGCTGGATTGTAGGGCGTCTAAAGAGTCGATGTGTTCACTGCAAAAATCACACACGAATACACTCCTTGTAAGTGATTGTTATAAGGAGCTTTATTCTTGATGCATATAAGAAATACCGATAGGGGGAAAAATACCCTGATAAGCAGCTGCTAAAATTGATAAATGTCAATAAGCGAAGGGGATGATGCTTACATCCGCTCGTTGATTCATTTTTTTTGCAATCAATCGGATCCGTGGGGCATCAAGGACACCAAGTCGGTGTTCATCTATGCAAACCAGCCCTTTCGAGAGTTAGTCGGTATGAAGAACCGCAACGTGGAAGGACTTACCGACGCCGATATGGATTGCGAAACTGCGGCCTTTGCCGACTCCTTTCAGGCCCAAGATGGGCTGGTCGAGCAAGGCCGGGAGAAGAAAATCGTCCTGGACGTACACCCCTACGCGAATGGTTGGCGCGTTTTCACTTTCACCAAGACCCCTCTCATCATGCCGTCCGGACGTGTGGCCGGCACCATTTTCCACGGACAAGACCTGACTGACACGGCTGGCCGCATCGAGCGTGCAGTGGTTGAGCTGCTGCTGCCTTCCGGTGGCCAGGCTGGATCCTTCGAGACCAATGTGGTCGGTCTCAACTTGACCGAACGCGAGGAGCTGGTGCTGTTCTTCCTGCTTCGTGGCCGAACGGCCAAGGATATCGCTGGCATGCTGGGGCGCTCTCCCCGCACCATCGAACACGCTATCGAGCGCATCCGCAACAAATTCGGTGCTGGCAACAAGCGGGAGCTCATCGATATGGCCATGTCCAAGGGTTATTACACCATGGTGCCAAAAGCCCTGTTTCACACACAGGTCTCGATGCTGCTCAAGTAGCGCAACCATCACCCGAGCCTCCTCGCATTGGCCTTGAAGTAGAATTTCAACTGGTCGACGGTGAGCTCACCGAGCTGAATATCCTCGAGGTCTTCCCGGCTTAACCACCCTCTCGCCTGTTCCAGTGTGACACTGGTACCGGCAATGGCTTCTGACAGCGTGCGTATAATCAGATCTCTGTCCAATTCTACCTCTTGGGGATACTTCTCAACTGTATATATAACCTTATTTGCGGAAGTGTCCCCACCCTCTGAGACCACGTGTGGCGCGGCTTCCGGCTGTTCTGTGGCGGTTTCCAGGCCTGCGCGTTTATCGGAGGCTACCGGTGCAGGCGCATCCTTCTCGACAAATTGCAGGCTGCTGACGCCCTTGGCGGCGCGGAGGTCGACGTATTCCATGATGGCTTGCCAACTTGCAGGCGCGACATAGAGCTTATTGCGGCCGCCTGTCTTGCGCTTGTGCAGCACCAGGCCGAGCTTGGCCATGATGTTCTTAACAAAGGTCGTCGGGTCTTTTGGCAGCGCCCTAGGGTTCACATAGGCGCCAATTTTCAGCGAGTTGTACAGCTCGATGGACTTCTTATCCTTGAGCAGTTCATTCATCACAGCGCGGCACTCGCGATGCGTGAACTCACCCTCGCCAGTCATCCGGTCAAGGCCCAGCTGCTCGAATACGGTCACCAGCTGGTGTCTGGTAGCGCGTTTGTAGTTGTGGCGGGTGATGACCACCTTGTTCTTGATTTGCGCCCTGTCGTAAGCGATGGCGTCCTCTTCCTTCGACTGCAGCAGCTCCATGGCTGCTACCTTCTTGATGCCTCGGTCATCGTAAAAGTCGATCACCTCCGGCGTGATATCTTCGACGCACAGCTGGTTTTCCATGTGGTAGCGGTCGACCTGGGCCGACTCTTCAACCGAGCGGACTTCAGAGCGGCTGAGCTTGTGGAATGTTTCCTCGTCTGGGGTTTCCTGGCTTAACACCATGTCGATACGCTTCTGCTCGACGATGGCCTTGCCGTATTCTTTCATAGCCTTGGCGGCGTTGATGTCGTCCATATCCTTCGCCATGCGGCCCACTCGATAGCCATCGGCCACCATGATCAGCAGTAGGTTGTTGGCGAAGTCGTTGCGAGCACGGTTCTCTTCGGCAATAGTGCCCAGGCGGACTTCGTCAAAGATGGTCTTGCGCCGGCGCAGGATGATTTCCTCGTCGGTTTCTTCGTAGTCCACGGTGAACTCATCGGCGGCAACCAGACCGCGGTAAATGGCCTCGCGGTCGGTCTCGCGCTGTGTATTGTTAATGCCAATGCCGAGGATGTACTGGCGAGCCGTGCGGTCGCGGCGCATCATCTGCACCGCGTCGGTCGGTGGTACCACGCCGTGGAATATAGCGACGTGCACATCAAAGTGGCGGACGGTGATCGATACGCCCGAGCTGATAGCCGGGGAGTAGATGACAACGTCATAGTGTACGCACTGTGCGTTGGGGTTGTTCAGGAACGACTCCACGGCCGCATCGGCCTTGCTGTCCTTGTGAACATGCAGCACCTTGAGATCAGGTTTCTTGGCCAGTAGCACCTCGACCATTTTCTTCCCGTCGTTGGCAGAGTCATCTGCCACCAGTACCTTTTTGCCAGCATCCACAGCCTTGACCACTTCCCCGAACGCGCTATCGATATCGGTGTGCAGTACGTTGATGTGGTTGCAGCTGCCTTCGACTTCGATGACGTGAATAGGCTCACCAGGGCGAGCCATTTCGCACAGTTCGACCAGGGCGTCGTTGGCATCCGCGTCACACATAACGACGCGGCGGGATGAACGCATGGCCGCAACCAGCCCATCCATTACCCGAACAGGGTTATCAACCGGGCCGTTCGCCGTGTGACGGAGTACCTGGCTGGCCTCATCGATGCAAAGAGTGTCGACGGTTTCAAACCAGCTTAGGCCGTCGCTGTTCTGGAATTTAGGGTTAACGATGGAGTTAACGCAGCATGCCAGGTGCGTGGTGTATGGCATTTCGACTGCCATGGTCTCCTGGTAGTTAGCAATGCCCAGGCGGTTCGATGCGTCACCAATCAACGAGATCCGGTGTGCGATGTAGGCTGCTTTGTTTTCTCTGTGCATGACCGGCTGAATAAGGCGCTCGGTCTTACCTGAGCCCATCGGCGCCCGGAGAATAATGCAGCCCTGCAGGCTATCAACCAGGTCGACGATAGTGTCAGGCAGGAGCACGTTGCCATGTTCAGTTTGAACGCCCTCGAGGCGGATGTAGTTGATGTGGGACTTGTCCAGGGTGTGGTTTGAGAATGAGCGCAGGCTCTTAGCGTTGTGCAGTTTTCCTTTGGCCAGCCACATGATGCGGCCGCGGATCTTGAAGTCGTTAACCGGGCAACCTGCCGGAATGCTATTCATCACCCAGCGGTAAACCTCGTCTGAGCTGTAAACGATAGGCGACAGCATCATGCCAGCGCCGACCGCTTTCAGTGCTTCGTCGGTTGCGTTCTTCTGGCCAGCGTAACGCAGGCGCTGCAGGCAGTACTCGAAGTAATGCGCCTCAGCTTTCAGCTTGTTGGTTCTGGCTTTGATTTGTCGCGTGACTTCTTTCAGGCCAGCGATGCAGTGCAGGTCATTCCAGTCGGTTGGCTGGGACTTGAGCTGCTCTTCATCCAGTTCGCTGAAAATAGGGTAAACGGCGCGGACATTGAGGTCTTTATGCAGCTCGAGAGCCGTCATCATGCCCTTGTTGCCTACGTGCGGTTTCCAGGCGTCATTGTCGGCCGCGTTGAGCAGCTGCAGGTCTGGCATCACACGTTTGTACTCTCGGACGACCTTTTTCAGGTTGTCGGCGTTCATGGCCACGATAACCGGCACGCCTGTAGCCAGGTAAATACTGGCCCCAGTGGCGAAGCCTTCACACACGTATGCCTGCTCGGCATCGGTCAGGCTGCCGATGATGCAATGGGCTCCGTCAAACTGGTGATCATCTACCGCGACGGTGAATTTTTTGAAGCGGTCATAAAGGCGCTGCAGGCCGAGGTAGTTGCCATGGACGTCGTGCACTTGAACCGCAACGAACTCGCCGTGCTTATCTTGCATGCGCTTGAGCGAGACCACATTGGCGACCTCGCTGATTTCTTTGCGCTGCAGGTATTCGAACGAACCGTCTTCGGGGAATAAAAATCGGACAGTATCCCGAGGCAAGGATATGGCAGTCTGCCCGATGAAAGCGTCTTGATACGCAAGATGCTCGCGAAGGCGTTGCTCGCGGCGCTTTTTCTCTTGCGCCTCAATAGCAGCAAGCCGGGCTTCACGTGCCCGGCGTTTGCGTTCTTGTTCTTGCTTCCAGGCTTTTTGCTTGCCTGGGTCGAGTTGGACACCCTTCTCGCGTTCGTATATCTCGAGGAGTGCCTTATAGCCGTCGAAGGTTTCGGTGTAGCCGCCATCCTTCGCCGTCGTAAAGTTGATGTGTGGGTATTCGATGCCGCCGGCGGTGCGTTTGATGGAACCATACACGGCGACTTTGCCGCGGTAGTCTTTCTTGAGGGTGCCAACTTTGCCGCGGTACTTCGCGTCGTTCAGTTGGACATTGCCGGCGATACTGCTCCAGTCGATCTGGACTTGTGCTGCCTTGTCGGCCACTTCTGGCCCACAGTAGTCTAGTAGCGCGTATGGGTCGGAGTTGAATCGCTCCTGGTAAAACCCTTGTAGTGTTCTTCTTTTATCCACGTATTGCCTCGGTTTGTATAAATGTACAAATGCACGTATGTACAAGCAAACAAAAGTTTGCTATTCCGAGGTCGCTGCTCTACACTACCTATCGACAATTCGGTTTTTGTGTAGAGTTTAACTGGCCGCCAAACCAGTGAGACCTCGATAAATTTCCCGAAAAACCCCAAGTTGCCAGCTTGGGGTTTTTTCGTTCTGGGCCTTGCCAAAAGCCCAAATCCCTAAATCATATCTAACCTTGCACGAAAATGCAGCCGATAGGCTTCTATGGCTGCCTTAGCTTACCTTAAAATTCTCACTTTTCGCAAATTATAACTACTGCGTTTTATCAGTGACCATTTGCCAGATGACACACCATATCGATAACAACGCCACAAGTGATTACTTCTTGGTCAATTTTAAGCAGTGGATATTGGGGGTTTAACGGCTTCAAATACTTGTCCGCGCCCTCGATGATCAGCTGCTTGAATGTGGCCTCTTCCGCGTTCGTTTGCATCGCCACGAAAAAGGACTTGTTTTCAGGCACGCGGTTCGGATCCACGATGATGTAGCACCCCTCTGGGAAGCTCATGCCATACTGCGCTTGCATGCTGTCGCCCCTAACCTCCAGTGCATAACACCGGGGCGGTAACTTGGCCATTGGCGCAACCACCCATTTATCGCAAAGCTCAGGCACCACGCCGGTTGGCGAGGAAGCCCAGAGACCAGCTTGCACCCATGAAAGCACAGGAACCCGCTGCGCAGGATCCGGTACCACTTGGGCGAGCGCCCCCCCATCGGCCTCGGCAAGCATGGAGTCCAGTGAGGTACCAAGTGCTCGGGCAATGTTGCGTGCTATGTAAACGGATGGCGTCAGTTCACCCCGCTCAACGCGGGATAAGTGACCGGTCTGAATGGCACCATTCATCTCTTCGCAGACACGTTGAAGAGTCCAGCCTTTAGCCTTCCTAAGTCGTCTTATGACGTTACCGAAATTCATCATCTTATAATCCGTCGAAAAAAGTCTGGCATCAATGCGGATAGTAAGAATAGAATTGAAAATTTTTCTGCGAATATGCACAATGACGGGTGCCCAACACTTAGTAATGGAAACCCGGAAAAATGACCGAAGATCAAATAATTATCGAACATACCAATCGCTGGCTGCAGGAAACGCCCTGGAGCATTGAGCGGTTTGCCACTGAGCTGCTGGTTCCGCAACTCGAGCAGCTTGAACTTAGCAACCAGAAAGACATCACCACGGCCGACGAGCTGCACCGCTGGAAATCAGCGAAAGGCGTTCAAGTCGGCCGAATCATACGCGCCTCCATGAATTTCCCCATGGCCTGGAAGTGGCCCTGGGTTAATTCACTGCCTGAACCATACCGCTCTGAGTGTCGTCGTGACTTGCTGGCCCTGGCCGGCGTTCTCGATGTTCCGCTACCGAACAGCAAGCAGGGCAAATGCGGCCAAGCCACCCGAGCCAATTTGGCCGACATGATGCGCGAGTTCGCTGACGTCGTTGCCAGTTCCGCTCCCGCCCAGGATGGGGTCTACGACTCCAAGGATGACAAGCAAATTACTCAGAAATACATCGACGAAATGGTTGATGTGATCGAGGTGCTGCACCGCGAGCTCTTCGCCGTCCGCCAAGGCACTGGCTGCGTGAGTCGCCGGCATCGCCTGGTGTTGTCAGTTCAACTAACGGAAGAAACCCAATGAGTGATATTGCAGATCAGGCACAGGACGTCATCGAGCAGCAACTTGACTGGGTGCGCCTTCGAATCTTTCAGGCGCATTCGCTGCATATCAAGGGTAAGCCATTGTTTGAGGGCACGCAGTACTGTGTTCCGGCCTCTCACATAAAACGCGCCAAGACGAAAGAAGAACGAATCGAAAAAGAGCTCCGCGGCGACCTGTTCCAGGTGAAGGGCCGAGAGTCTCGCAGGGGGAAAAGTTCCATGCCATTGCCGCCTTGGGCATTCGAGGATAGCAGAGTCGTCCGCGTGGTGAATGCCCTCCCTGATGGCCAGCGCCATTGGATCATGTACGCATACAGCGACTGCTACAACTGGGACAATGAGTCCGGTGCGGTTGTCGCTCTCTGGAAGGAGTTCGAGCCAGAGCTGGAAGGTGTTCGCGATGACACCCTGCAGAAGCTGAAAGGCATGGCTTACCTCTGCGTCCAGGACTTCAAGAACATCAAGAACCGGGGCAAGCCTGCACACTTGCCCTCTCGTATTCGCCAGCTGACTGGCGTGCCAGAGGGAAACTGGCGGCGTGACTGGTTGCCGCGCTGGAGACGAATGCAGCAAATTCTGACTGAGTTCGACCGTGCGGCCCTGGCAAAGGTGATGGAGGTGATTTGTGACCGACACGTTGCCTAACGCTATGAACTGCACACACTGCGGCACTGCGCCGGAGATGCGCCGCGACGAAAGCCGCGGCCTTTTCATGCCTGCGTGTCCCCAGTGTAAATTCCACGCTGAGCCTTGCTTTACCGAGTCCAGCTCCATCGCAAGGTGGAACAGGGCCAACGAAGAGCAGCGCCCTTGCCTTGGTTGTGGCTCTCAGCCGCGCCTGAGACACAGCAAGCTGCGTGATATGTGGTTTTACCAATGTAAGGGCTGCGGCTGGCGTACCAACCTTGTGCATACCGCCCAGGGCGCCTTGTGTGCCTGGCATACATCGAACAAGGAGAACGACGCCCACTATCGAATGCTTTGGCAGGCCCGTTATGACGAGCTGGTTGAGCAGCGTCAGAAAGGAAATGAACAAAAGCACTAACAAACAAAAGTACATATAAACATTTGCACAATGACTAGGAGGCCAACATGATGGCAATGCTCGATATCAATCAACTGGCAGATATGAAGCTGGGAGACGTTCTTAAAAATATGTCTGACATGGGCGCCGGCATGGCGAAAGTCACCATGAGCGATAGTAATGACAATCCATTGCTTAGCGTGGTTTTAATTACTGGCGAAGATATTGGAGAGTATCTTTCGGCTATCGATAGTACAGAGAAAAAACTCGAAGAAGATACGGTCGAAGATGCTGTCGAGCGACTCCGTCAGGCTATCCAGGACTGTGAGGAGTTTGGGAGAGTTTTCTGCCGTCAAAAGTTGCATGCGCCATTTCAGGTTACCGGGGTAATGCTAGATTCAGCGGGTGAAATAATCATCGTCGAAGAGTAATTGTTGGTTGCCCGTCCTTTATTGATTGAAATAAGCCCTTAAAATAGCGGGGCTTATTTTTTTAGAAGGACGGCGGGATGAATAAAAACATGGTTTATTTTGGTTTGGTGGTTGTTGCTGTAGTGCTTTACCTGGTGTTTTCAGGCAGCAACCCATACAAGAAAGCGGTGGATCACCTGGAGCTGGCTTATTTGAATGCCTACTCCGGCCAGCAGGGTTACTCTGTTCGGTGCCAGTACAAAGAGGTCGCCGGCCGGCACTGGGTGTTGTGCACCAGTACGCCAGCCAAGAACGCGGGACTCTGGCAGGTCACCGGCACCGATGGTCAGTTCGAGTACTTAGCCAGCAACGGCAAGGCGCTGACTGCGATGGAGAGGTTCCAAGGGTCTGAGTTTCGTCGCAACCCTGACTCGAGTCAGATAAGTGCGGCCCTGGCAGCGTTCAATTAAACAAAAGACCAAATGCTCAAAAGAACATATTGACAAAATGACACGCCTAGAGTTAGCATTTTGCTAAATTGCGATAACTGCGTAAAAAAGCCCGTCACTGAACGGGCTTTTTTATTGCCTGAAAACCAACAAACTGACAAAAGTTCATTTGTACAACCCCGCCACCGTGCGGGGTTTTTTATTGGAGTATCGGTATGGATTTGAGCACCCTTATCGCCCTGCTGACTCTGATTGTGCTGGTTGTCGGTGGTTTGCTCTCCCTCCTTTGGGGAAAGGTGAACAGCATCTCTCAGCAGCTGGCCGACGAGCGTGTCCGGTCTGCCGAGAAGTACATCACCTCTCACGAAATGGAACGGCGCCTCGAGCAAGCCATTGCACCGCTGGAGCGAACGCTCGAGCGGATGGAAAACCAGAACAACCAGATTTTCCAGCTGTTGCGCCGCCACTACCACGCGGAGGCCAACTAATGGACAAGCAGCAAGCGAAATCAATCGCCATCAACGAAGTGATCGAACGTGAAGGCGGCTATGTGAATCACCCGGATGACCGAGGCGGCCCTACTCGTTGGGGCGTTACCCAGGCGAAGGCTCGGGAGCACGGTTATCACGGTGACATGCGCGACTATCCGGTCGAGGCAGCTTTCGCTGTTTATGACGCGGATTATTGGCAGCGCATGAAGCTGGACGAAATTGGCGACTACAGCCCAGACCTGGCTGTGAAGCTGTTCGACTTCGGTGTGAACAGTGGAACGGGCCGGGCGGCTCGTCATTTTCAACGGTTGCTCAACTCACTGAACAACCGCGGCGAGTTTTATCCGGACATTAAGGTCGACGGCGCTATCGGTCAAAAGACCCTGGCTTCGCTGGCCGGCTTCTACCGCAAGCGCGGTGAGGCAGGCTTGGCCGTTCTGGCCCAGTCGCTTAACGGCCTGCGCATTGCTTTTTGCGTTGGCATCACTGAGGACAACGAGTCGCAGGAAGTATTCGCCTTTGGCTGGTTGTCTCGCATCGTTCATTTGTAAGGAGCTGAAATGGAACCTTTGACCATTGCGCTCGGCCTGGCCAAGTTGACCGGGCTGGATAAGAAAATCGGCCGCTGGATTGGTGGCGACAATGGCGAGGAGGTTGCCGAGAAGGTTGTCTCCATCGCCCAGCAGGTAACGGGCGCCAAGAACGGCGACCAGGCGCTGGCCAAGCTGGAAGCCAACCCTGAGCAGTTGATTGAGTTCGAGCAGGCAATGCACGAGCACGAACTGCACCTCGAGGAGCTGGCCTATAAAGACCGTGCTGATGCTCGAGCGATGCAAGTGGCGGCGCTGCAGGGTAACGATACCCTGTCTAAGCGTTTCGTCTATTACTTCGCTATCGGATGGAGCCTGTTCGCTTTCCTGTACCTGGGCTTCATTACTTTCGGGGACATCCCGGAAGCAAACATCCGCTTTGCTGACACTGTCCTGGGCTTCCTGCTCGGTACAGTACTCGCTGGCATGTTCGGCTTCTTCTATGGCTCAAGCGCCGGGAACGAACGTCGAGCAGAGCAGCAAGACTTGCACGCCGCGTTAACGCCGCGGCGCCGCTAGTTTTCTCCACTTCTAGCGTCTGTGCCCATCATTCGGGCTAGGAGCACAGGCTGTACGGATGCTAGTCGTATATGCCCAGAGACCTGCTGACAACACTTCACGCATTGAGCCAGCAGAGAGGGAAGCCGCCGCTCAGACTGAGTGTAGGGCGTGAGTAGCCTGCTATGCGTGGCGGGTGAAAGCCGTCCGCCGGTACGTACACCGGCAAAAAAAGGTACTTCCCTGAAATCCCGTGCACACGGGCGGCAAACCCGCGGGCTTTCCGTCGGTTTGGGCTCGAAAATCGAGTCCCTTCTTCCATACCTGGAAGAAAGGACACGAGGGTCAGGTGGTGCCGGAGGGCCGAGCCAGACTGCGGTCTGGCGTCCTTTCTTATGCGTTCGCGTTGGAGCTCATAAGAAAGGACAAAGGTTTATTTGTACATTCAAACAAAAGTCCTTTCTTGCTTATGGGTATCACTGTCACAAAGAAAAACTGGGCCGACATGATCGGCAAGTCTCCTCGCTGGGTTTCAAAGCTCATCGAGGAGGGAATGCCCGTTAAGGGAGGAGGCGGCCGCGGGGTCGCCGTTGAGATTGATACCGAGGATGCCATCAACTGGCTGATTCGCCAGGAGGTGATGAAGCGTTATGGGGATGGTGAAGAAATCGAAGAGGGCTCCGTCGCCGACGAAGACCGTCAACTGAAGCGTGTTCGCCGCGAGAAGATACAGCTTGAGATAGATGCAGCACGACGAAAGGTCGTCCCATTTGATGCGACCGAAGCAATCCTGTTTCGGATAGCCGCCGTTTTCGGTACTCAGCTGGATGCGTTGGCGAGCCGCAATGCCAGTGAGTTTGCCGCATTAGATGACCCAGCAGAGATTCGACAAAAGCTGTTCGCTGAGTGCCGACGGATACGCGCCGCAACTGCCGAAAGACTCCTGTCTGAAGTACAGGCACTCGCTGCAGAGATTGACGGCCTCCTTGAGGTTGATGGCGGAGATGGTGAAAGCTCCGCCGCCGAGGACAGCTGACGAGTGGGCGCGTGAAAATCGCATCATGCCGCCGACGTCCCCGATACCGGGGCCATTTAACCCTGATACAAACCCCTACATGATCCCCATCGTGTCTGCCTTTGCGAACCCCCAATACAACCGGGTGACGTTCGTGATGGGCACGCAGATGGGCAAGTCCGTCTCGATGGAGAATCTGGTCGGGTGGCGTCTCGATGACGACCCGACTCCGATCATGTATGTGGCTCCGACCAGTAACCTGATTGATACCACGGTCGAGCCTAAGTTCATGGATATGTTCCAGCAGGCCGAAAGCCTGGCTCGCAAGTACGACTGGAACAGATCCACCAAGTACACCAAGTGGGTAGGCGGTACCAAGTTCCGCTTTGCCTGGGCCGGTTCGCCGACAGAGCTGGCCGCTGACTCCGCCGGCCTCGTGCTGGTTGATGAGGTCGACCGTATCGTGAACACCGGAGAAGGTGACACGACGGAAATCATCGAGGCGCGTGGCGACGCTTATGTCGACTCGAAGATTGGCTACACGGCCACACCGACACACGGCAAGGTCGAACGCACAGAACATCCGCGAACAGGGCTTACCCATTGGGCCAGGTCACACCGTGACGCACTGAGCTCCGCTATCTGGCGGCTCTGGCAATCGGGAACCCGGCACGAGTGGGCGGTTCCGTGTCCGCACTGCGGCCAGTATTTCATCCCGCACAGCGAGTTGCTGTGGTGGCCAGGCAAGGGCACCGAGGAAGAGTGCACGCCTGACCAGGCTGAAAAGAAGGCCATGCTCACCTGCCCACGCAACGGCTGCATGATTGAGGACAAATATCGGGCCGCAATGAACAAGCGCGGCGTGCCGGTTGCTCCTGGCCAAACCGTGACGCCTGAAGGTGTCATCGAGGGCGAGGCCGATACGGCCGGCAGCTCCCACTTCTCGATGTGGGTGTCTGGCCTGTGTTCATTTGCTGCCAAGAAGTCCTACGGCTTCCTGGCGAAAAAGCTCGCTGCCGCGCTCCAGTCTGGAGACCCAGAAACCCTGCAGGGCGTTTATAACACCGGTTTTGGTGAGTGCTATGCGCTGACCGGCGAGGTGCCTGCGTGGGAAGAAGTGAAAGCCATGCGCTGGAGTTACAGCGCCGGCGAAGTGCTTCCTGGGGCTGAAAAGCTGATCTGCACCGTGGACGTCCAGAAAAACCGGCTGGTCTATGTCGTCCGAGCCTGGTTCCCGGGAATGGGTAGCCAGCTGGTCGAGTTCGGTGAGCTTTGGGGCGACACCGAAAAACCAGATGTCTGGGACGAACTGGGCGAGCTGCTCGACCGCGAGTGGTATGGCATGGCCATCGATGCCATGGGGGTCGACTGCGGTTATCGAGACAACCAGGTTTACCAGTTCGTGCGAGAGCACCGCACCAGAGCTCGCGCCTTGCGTGGCTTTGAGCGACTGCCCAAGCCGTACCGAAAAACCGCCATCGATGTCGATAGCCGAGGCAAGACTCGCAAGCGAGGTGATGCCCGTTGGGACTTCGACACCGGCCTGGCGAAAGCCTGGGTGCATAGCCGTATCGGCTGGCCAGAGACCCGTCCGGGCTTCTGGCTTCTGCCTATCGACGTCTCCGAAGACTACTGCCGGCAAATCGTGGGTGAAGAGTTCAACCACCGCACCGGAAAGTGGGACAAGGTAGGCGAGAACCACTTCCTGGACTGTGAGGCGATGAACTACATGCTCGCGTGCATGTTGCGACTCAATCGCCGCAAAGGGGATGCCATGACGCTGAAAGATATCAAGAAACAGGGTGAGCCTGCTGCAGATGAGCAACAGGAGGAAGCGACCGAACATTCGCAGCCTGACGCACCAAAGGAGCAAGCGCCGGCCGGAGGTCGACGCTTCAAGGTTAAACGGAAACCAAGACGATGAGTGAGCCGATAAAACTGCAAGCCGGTGACAGCATTACCTGGTCGCGTGAGGCGCCAGGTTATCCGGCCGAGGACGGCTGGTCATTGCACTACGCACTGCGCGGCCCTGCCCCGATTGACCTGAGCACAACCGGAGACGGCACTGTGTACCAGGTATCGGTCAGCGCCGCTGACTCTGCCAAATGGTCAGCAGGTGACTACGTGTTCAGCTGCTTTGTGGTGAAGGGTGACGACCGGCAGACGCTGGGCACCGGACGCCTGACCATCTTGCCGGATCTTGCTGCTACGAACCCAGTGGACGCCCGTTCCCATGCCAAGCGCATGCTGGATGCTATCGAGGCGACCCTGGAAAAGCGAGCAACCAGAGACCAGCAGTACTATGAAATCGAGGGTCGACGCCTTGACAGAATCCCTATCCCGGAGCTGTTGAAGTTGCGCGACCGTTACCGACGTGAACATCAACGAGAGCTGGAGCAGGCCGGATTGCGGCCGCGCCGGCAATCGTTCATCCGAGTGAGTCTTAGCTGATGAAGAGAGCCGAGAAGAAGCCGAGTCTCGCGCAGCGCATGGTCAACTGGGCCTGGTATCGCTACGTGGAGCCGCAGAAAAATGCGGCCCGAGCCTTTGAGGCAGCTCGGCGTGATCGTCTCGGCAAAGCCTGGCTACGCCGGGCCAGCCGCCTCAGCGCGGACGAGGAAATCTACGCCGACCTGGCATCGCTGGTACAGCGTGCTCGGGAACAGAGCATTAACAACCCATACGCCAAGCGGTTCTACCAGCTGCTGAAGAACAATATCATCGGCCCCAAGGGGATGACGTTTCAGAGCAGGGTTAAGCGCCGCAACGGTAAGCCTGACGACCGGGCCAATACCCTCATCGAGGGAAACTGGCAGCAATGGATCAAGAAGGGCAACTGCGACGTCACTGGTCGCTATCACTTTGTCACCCTCCTGCACTTATGGATGGAGACTCTGGCCAGAGACGGGGAGGTCTTGGTGCGTGAGCACCGTGGCTATCCGAACAAGTGGGGCTACGCGCTGCAGATACTGGAGTGTGATCGCCTTGACCTGAACTACAACGCCGACCTGCAGAATGGCAACCGCATCCGGATGAGTGTCGAGCTCGATGCCTGGGAGCGGCCAGTGGCTTATCACTTATTGGTAAACCATCCAGGTGACAACAGTTACTGCTACCACTACGCGGGTCAGACCTATGAGCGCGTGCCGGCGGATGAAATCATCCATACATTTGTGCCGTGGCGGCCCCATCAAAACCGGGGCATACCATGGACGCATGCCTCCATGGTTGAGCTGCACCACATTGGCGAGTACCGCAAGAGCGAGATGATAGCCGCCGAGCTGGGCGCCAAAAAGGTCGGGTTCTATGAGCAGGATCCGGAAGCCTACGACCAGCCGCCTGAAGATGACCAGGGCGAAATTGTCGAGGAGGTGGAGGCAGGTACCTACCAGCTGCTGCCCTACGGCATCCGGTTCAAAGAGCACAAGATTGACCACCCGCACACCAACTTCGGGGCGTTCGTTAAGTCGTCGCTGCGAGGTGTTGCTGCAGGTATGGGGCCAGCGTACAACCGGTTGGCCCATGACCTCGAGGGCGTCAATTTCAGCTCGTTGCGCTCAGGTGAGCTGGATGAGCGCGACCTGTACAAGCTGCTGCAGTTCTTTGTTGTCACTGAGCTGCTGGAGCGTGTCGCCGGCAACCTTATCTCGATGAGCCTGCTGACGCAGGCGCTGCCGCTGAACATGGTCGACATCGACCGCCTGAGCCAGTACGCCTTCCAGCCTCGCGGCTGGGACTGGGTAGACCCGGCCAAGGACAGCAAGGCGCACAGCGAGTCCATCAAGAACCGAACCCGCTCGCGGTCTTCGATTATTCGTGCTGCTGGGGATGACCCAGAGGACGTATTCGACGAGATCGCCTGGGAAGAGCAATTAATGAGGGATAAGGGTGTGAACCCGACACCTCCAGAACAGGAAAGCAAAGATGCCACAACCGACGAAGAAGACGACAGTGCTTCGGACGATTGAGGGCCGGGAGCTGCAGCGTGAGCTGCGCGTACTGAGCGACTCGATTGACCAGGAAGCCCGTACCGTCGAGCTGGCCGCTTCCAGTGAGTACCCCGTTCCGCGCTGGTTCGGCCGAGAAATCCTCGACCATTCACCTGGTGCGATTCGGATGGGGCGGCTCAAGAACGGCGCCCCGCTGCTCGATTCGCATAGCCTGCGCGAGCAAATCGGTGTCGTCGAGGAAGTCTGGCTCGATGATGACCGCCGCCTGCGTGCCAGGGTGCGGTTCTCCCGCTCGGCAAAAGCCGAGGAGCTCTGGCAAGACGTCCTGGACGGCATTCGCCGTCACATTTCAATCGGCTACATCATCCACGAGATGGTGCTCGAGTCGAGTGGAGACCAGGGCGACACCTACCGCGTTATGGACTGGGAGCCATACGAAATCAGTTTAATCTCTGTCCCTGCTGACCCGACTGTCGGCGTGGGGCGTTCTATCGACATTGGCAACATTACTATCAGAGGTGCAGAAATGCCTGATAAAGATAAGCAGACCCAAACCGCCGGCAGTCAACAGACTGAAACCAGAGGCGCCGAGACTGGCGCTAAGAACCCGGCACCTGCGGCAAGCGGCGCAAACGAAAACGACATCCTTTCTCGCGAGCGCACCCGTATTTCAGAAATCACTGCCATCGGCCAGCAGTTCAGCCAGCGCAGCTTGGCTCAGGAAGCTATCCAGAAGGGCCACACGGTTGACCAGTTCCGTGCTTTGGTGCTGGAACGCATGAACCCAGGCCAGCCTGGCAACTTCGAGAAACCCGGTGCAGGTGATCTTCCTGGCAAGCCGGCCATCCACTCAGCGCGTGACCTGGGCATCCAGCACAAGGAGCTGCAGCAATACTCGCTGATGCGTGCTATCAACGCGGCCGCCACTGGCGACTGGTCGAAGGCCGGCTTCGAGCGTGAAGTGTCTCTGGCCATTGCTGACGCAAGCGGCAAAGAGGCGCGTGGCTTCTACATGCCGCACGAAGTGCTTGTGCAGCGTCAGCTTGAGAAGAAAACCGCCGGCAAGGGTGGCGAGCTGGTAGCGACTGAGCTGCTGTCTGAAGAGTTCATCGACATCCTTCGCAACAAGGCGATCATCGGTCAGATGGGCGCTCGTATGTTGCCGGGTCTGGTTGGTGACGTGGATATTCCGAAGAAAACCAGCGGCGCCAACTTCTACTGGATTGGTGAAGATGAAGACGTTCAAGACAGCGACTTCGACTTCACCACTCTGAGCTTTTCGCCGAAGACTATCGCCGGCGCGGTGCCTGTGACTCGTAAGCTGCGCAAGCAGTCCAGCATCCACGTGGAAAACCTCATCCGTGAAGACCTGATCGAAGGCATCGGTGTGGCTCTCGACCTGGCAATGCTGACCGGTACCGGTCTGTCTAACGACCCAGTCGGCCTGCTGAACATGACCGGCGTGCCTGCGCTGACGTATCCGGCGGGTGGTGTTGACTGGGCCAGTGTGGTTGACATGGAGACCAAGATCTCCACCTTTAACGCCGACGCCGGCCGCCTGGCATACCTGACCAGCGTTACCCAGCGCGGTGCTGCGAAGAAAGCTCAGGTGTTCGATAACACTGGCGAGCGCATCTGGCAGAACAACGAGGTCAACGGCTACCGCGCCGAAGCCTCTAACCAGATTCCGGCCGACACCTGGATCTTCGGTGACTGGTCGCAAATCGTGATCGCCATGTGGGGCGTGCTCGACCTGAAGGTTGACCCTTACACCAAGGCGGCCAGCGACGGTCTGGTTCTGCGTGTGTTCCAGGACGTGGACGCAGGCGTTCGCCGCAAAGAGGCGTTCTGTATCGCCAAGAAAGGCGCCTAATCAGTTAGGCATAGCGTTTTAGGGGCTTCGGCCCCTTTCTTTTTTGCAGAGGGAATCAGCCCATGAATGAAGTGAAAGTAAAAGCCGTTGTCGCGTTCTGGGCGGCCGGCAAGCTGGTGAAGGAAGGCGCAACCGTCACCGTCACCAAGCGCGAAGCCAAGGAGCTCGTCGGCTCTGGTGTCGCCGCCTACGTCGAAGACAAAAAGGCAGCTGATAAGGCCGAGTAATGATTGGTGACGACGACTTCGACACCTTTTACGACCCGGACGACTTCGGTACCGAGGCCAGACTGATAGGCGACGACGAGCGTACTGTGTGTGGCCTGCTGCTCAAGGGTGGCAAGTTTAACAAGCTGTGGCGAGAGCCTGGTGGCAAAGGAGGCATTAAAGCCCAGCCGACCAGTCTCCGCTTCCAGCTTCCCTCGATGCAGGTGCCAGTCGATTACCAGGACTACGTGCTTCGCGTAGAGGGTGCCGACTACAGCATCACGGACGTCGAGCCAGCTGGCTCTGGTCGTTCCGAGTTAATCCTGGTGCCGTTCAAGCAACGAGGGCAGCAGCATGGCTCATGGCTTCGAGATGAAAATTGACGTCTCTCGAGAGGCGGAAGATATAGCGGCCATGGTGGCCGCTACTACTAAGCAGCTGGAGCTTGCAGCCCAGAGGGCGATGACCAAGGCCGGCCAATGGCTTCGGACGCATTCCGTTCGTGAGCTCGGCCAGCAGCTTGGCATCAAGCAAGAGCCGCTGAAAAAACGCTTTCGCGTGTACCCGCAGCGCCAAAAGGGTGAGGTGCGGTTCTGGGTGGGTTTGGATCCTATAGGGGTCTACCGGCTCGGCACGCCGAAGGTGACGCAGAAGGGTGTGAAGGTAAACCGCAACGAGTACGACGGTGCGTTTATCAGCCCCATGAAAAGCAATTATCCCCTGGTGTTCAAGCGCCGCGGTAAAGAGCGCCTCCCTATTGATCTGGTCGACGAGGATATCGACGAGCCAGCCATGGAGGTGGTTGAGCGGTGGGAGCGTCGGGTTTTCCAGCGTTTTAAAGAGCTGTTCGAGCAAGAAGCGAGGGCAATTATCAATGGTCACGCTTAAACAACCATCTGACCTATACGACGCCATCCAGGCAGAGCTCGAGAGCCGCCTGGCTGATGAGGTGATAGTCGCCAGTTATGCCGACTTTGGTGATGTGCAGGTCGTAGACGCCATGGTCTTGATTGAGTTCGAGCAGACGTCGCCGGCCACTCGTGGCCACGATGGCCGTTATTGCCATCAATATGACATCACCCTGCATGCGGTCGTTGGCCGTCAGCGGCAGCGAGCAGAGCTCGAGGCCATTAACCTGGCTGCTGCGATTGAGCGGGTGACTGATGAGAATTTGTGGGGGCTGCCTTATCAGCAGGTCGACCGACCGGAGAATATCCGCTCGGCGCCCAGTATGTTCAAGGTCGGCTCTGATGGGTACGACGCCTGGGGCGTGAGTTTTCGCCAGCGCATCTACCTGGGTGCATCCCTGCTCGATGATGACCCTTTGGTTCGCGAGGTCTGGATGGTGACAACGCCGCCGGCTGATGCGGACGATGAGAGCCAGTACGAGAGGGTGCCTGATGCGTGATCTGATTCGTGAACTGATACGCGCCGAGCTGCAGGAGTACGGCGACACGATTGCCGAACTGACCGAGGAAATCGACGATCTGCAGCGCCGCTTGCGCAACCAAATCCGTGTCGGCATCTGCAGTGCAGTGGATCCTGATAAAGCTCTGGTGAAGGTGAAGCACGGCGAAAACGAGACTCCATGGGTGAAGTGGTTCGCTCTGTATGCCGGCGAGGTGCAGGAGTACCGCTGTCCGTCGATTGGCGAGCAGTGTGTGCTGCTTAATTATGCGGCCGGCGACAACTCGTCGCAGTCGTTCGCTCTGTTCGGCTTGTTCAGCGACCAGTTCCCAGCACCAAGCACTGACCCGAAGGAAATCCTCCGCGTTTATCCGGACGGGACTCGCGTGTCCTACAACACCGAGAGCCATAAGCTGGCCGTCGCCATCGAGGGCGATGCTGATATCAAGGTGGCCAAGTCAGCCACGGTTGACGTCGGTACCAGCGCGACAGTGAAAGCCGGCGGTGTTGTTAAGGTCGACGGCGAGAAAATACAGCTCAATGGCGGGTCGCCATGCGTTACAACAGCGCACATCTGCCATTTTACTGGCAATCCGCACGGTGACGGCTCGTCCACAGTGACAGCAGGTAAATAACATGGCTATGGATTCCGGAGCCCTTGAGGGGCTCATAGTTGAGAAGCTCCAGGCGGCCGGATTCAAAACCTCGGGTCAGCACGCCCAGGTTACAGTGATTGCAAAGGCAATCGCCGAGGCCGTAGTCGAGCACATTACCTCGAGCGCCGAGGTGCCTGTTACAGGTGGCTCAAGCGCCGGGACTTACAAGGTGACGTGATGATAGGAATCGACCGCAATACCGGTCGCACGCTCACTGGATGGGAGCAAATGATCTCCCGCGTACAGCAGGTGATGACGACCCGCATCGGCGGTCGAGAGAAGCGCCGCGGCTTTGGTAGCCGTGTTCCCGAGACTCTCGGCCGGAACATGAGCGACCAGCAGCTGATACTGGCTCAGTCCTATGCCATCGATGCGTTTTACAACCCCATCAATGGGATTAGCGATTTTCAACCCACGCGCTGCATTGCCAGCCGCCACGATAGCGGCATCACTCTCAGGTTTGAGGGGGTATGGCAAGGGCAGCGCAGTACATTTGAGGTCACCGTCTGATGTTTATTCCTGGACAGAACCAACTGGCTAAGCCGGAGGTGGTCGCGGTACCGCCGTTCGAGCAGCAGTTGGCGAGATTCAAGCAGGCGGTGATTGACCACGTTGCCAAGAGCGACGCGGCCATGGCCGCCAAGGTCGAAGAGACCCTGCAGAACGAAGCCGAGCTGGCCACCAAGATGGTGGAAGCGTGCACGGTCGTGCTGCAAACCCGCATCCGTGAAGTGAATGAAGATGCGCTGCAGATGTTTGCCTACTGGGCCGAGGACAGCAACCTTGACGCTGTAGTCAGCAACCTGGGGCTGCGCCGTCAGGTGTTGGATGATGGCGATGCGAATGCCTTCTCACCAGTACCTGCAACGCTTGAAAGCAACGAACACCTACGGCTGCGTTACTTCCTGGCGCCGTACAGTTTCAGTAATGCCGGGCCGCGCCTGGCGTACAAGTACCACGCCATGACCCTGGACGAACGTCCTACCGTGTCGGTCGATGCGCCAGAGCCGAACAAGGTCGTCGTGACCTATGAGTTCGGCGAGGGCAGCATGGCCGGCCAGGTGAAAGACGCAACCGGCCTGCGTACTGCACCCGGTGAAGTGAAGGTCACCGTGTTGGCCCGAGAGGGAAACGGCACGCCAAGCGACGAACTGGTTGATGCTGTGACCAGTTATTTCCAGCGTGACGATGTAGCTCCTGAGACCGACGAGATCACCGTGGCCAAGGCCATCATCTTGCCGTACCAAATCCGTGCCATCGCCTATATTAGCAAAGGCCCGGACACTCAGGTCACCAAGTCGGCCGCTGAGGCACTGCTGCAGCAGTATGCCGACGAGCAGCACCACCTGGGCGCAACTATCGAGCCCAGTATGGTGTATCACGTATTGCACCAAGCCGGCGCCAAGAAGGTCGACCTGCTGGAGCCGCTGGCCGAACTGGCCTCGGGTCTGGATGAGGCGCCCTGGTGTCAGCTGATTGATATCGAGATCCGCACTTTATGAGTGAATACAGCCTGCTGCCAGACAACCGCAGCCCACTAGAGCGCGGTCTGGAGCTGGCGTTCACGCAGCTGCTGTATGAAAGCGAGAATCCATACCCGGCGCTGCTGAACCCGCGCCAGACCAAAAAGCCGCTGCTGCCATACCTCGCGCAAGACCGAGGGGTTCCCGAGTGGGACTCGGCCGCACCGGAAAGCGAGCAGCGTCAGACCGTGGCCAATGCCTGGCCGGTTCGGCGTCTTGCCGGTACCCGCAAGGGGCTGATGTTGGCGATGGACTCTCTGGAGTACGACGCCGAGGTCACGCCCTGGTACCAGATGGCCCCAAGGGGGCAGCCGTACCACTTCGAGCTGGTTGCCTGGAAGCGACAGAACGCGCCCATCAACCAGGACGTCGTGCACCGCATGATTGCCCACATCGAAGACGCCAAGAGCGAGCGAGACAGCTATGAGTTGATCCTCGCCTTTGGTGTGGAGACGGGTCTTGCTTTGTCTTCGGTACCAGACCGGGGCATCACGATTTTCGATGAGTCCTACGAGGGCGACATCGCTGGCTCGCCAACTGTGGCGGCCAACTTTCACGCCGCTGGAGCCTGTTACCAGGCTGTGGCGACGGACGACACCGCATCGGGTGTCCTTCCTGACATAACCGCCTGCGGCGGCACAGTGTTCACTGGCGGGGCTTACCGGATGTATCTGTTCACTGACTTTGCACCGGGAGCCACAACATGAGCGAGCCTCGTGTCCAGTTTACCAATGCCGGCCTGGCTGAGCTGATAAGCGCCAAAAATGCCGGAATAAAGGGGGCAATAAAATACATTGCCGCCGGAGATAGAAGCTACACGCCTCAGTCAGGGCAGACCGCCCTACAGCGAGAGCGTCAGCGCGTTGAGATAGTAGATTATGAGGAAATCAGCCTTACCCAGCTGAGAATGGGGGCCAAGTTTTCCGGGCCTCTCGAGTACGAAGTTCGTGAGATTGGTTTTTACCTTGAGTCAGGCACTTTACTGGCCGTTTACTCGGTACCGAACACTTTGCTCACGTACAAGTCGGCCAATAGTAGCTGGATACAAAAATTCACACTCGACATATCTCCACTACCAACGGGCAGCGTCACAGTTGTCGTCGGCACTGAGAACCTAAATTTAATGATGACTGAAGAGATTGCTGCCGCTGCGGCAGCGTTCATTAAGTCAGAAGCAACGAACATAAAGCTGACCCATGAGCAAATGCGGATCAGCGAGAGACTAAGAGCTATAGGAGCGTAAGATGACCATCGAGCAAAAAATAACTGAACTGCAGCAAGCCTCCGCTGAGCAAACAGCCGCATCTCAGGCGCTGGCTCAGGAAGTGTCAGGCAAAATGTCCGCTATCGATAAAAAGACTAATGACTCGATAGCTAAAGTCGAAAGTACCTATGACCAAAAAGCCAACGGCTTGACGATCATTGCTACGGACGGCTATCGCAAAGCGGTCGAGCATAATTCAGGCGGTCGAAACACGGTCATTTATGATGCCCAGGGCAACCCTAATATCATGTGCGTCATCCCGCGCTTCAACATTGAAGACCTAGGATTAACAGAGCTTGATCTTGGCACAGGCGTTCACCCTGCATTTGTAACGAACGGAGCGCCTCGCGGCGAAATCCTTGTCGGCAAATATCTGGCGTCATCGGCGGCGGGCGGCTCTGCCGTTATCGGCGGCCCTCAGCCGCGAACCTCGGTTAACTACGACACGGCCAAGCAGCTTTGCACGCAAAAGGGTGACAATTGGCACCTTATGTCGATTCACGAATGGGCCGCTATTGCGCTCTGGTCTCTGGCTAACGGCACAGTGCCTCGCGGCAATACGAACTATGGCCGCAGCCATGAGGCGAAGTGGGAAACCGCTCGCCGCGCCGATAATGGATTGCCTGGAGAGGTCAGTGGCACAGGTCGAACCGACACAGGCAAGGGCCCAGCAACGTGGAATCACGATCATACTGAGTTCGGTGTATGTGATCTGGTCGGCAACGTCTGGGAATGGATTGACCAGATGAAATTGGATGACGGCCAAATCCTGACTACGCTGGATAACAACCCGGCGGTTGCTGAGGCTAACTGGCATCGCCACCCAGCCTATTTTGATTCGACATCCGACAACCAAAGCGGAGCTGGCAACAACGGCTCACCAGTACTCAGCAATTCAGTGACCAAGCGCAACGGGCCAGCTGACGACGATAGTCACGACTACCCGTACATGAATAACCCGCACTTTGCTGCGATCACAAAGTCGGCTGGGTATACGCCAAACGAGCTGTTGCGTCGATTGCTCATCGAGTCAGCAACCACAACGACAGTTGGCGGCGGTCTCTGGTGTCGCAACTATGGTGACCGATTCCCGATTCGCGGGGGCCACTGGGACTATGGCTCGAGCGCCGGGCTGGGCGCGCTCTATCTGGGCCATGCGCGGTCGAGCTCGAACAGTGGTATCGGTTTTCGCCCCGCTTTCTTTGTGTAACTGTTAACTGATTCTTTGGATGGCGCACGGTAGTGCGCCCTTTAGTTGTGCGGAGGCAAGTTGACAACGCTAATCATTGAAGAAAAATGCCGAGAAATGATGATGTACGGCTATCAAGCAATAAAGCAGTTTCCAAAACATGAGCGCCATGTTTTAGGTGCGGAAATCAGGCTTTCAATGCTGCAACTTCAAAGATTGATCATCACGGCATTTAAGCGATACCACAATAAGTCTCTCTGATATAAATCAGAACATTCAATCCTGGCTTGGCCATGCGGGCCACGCCAGCACCTACAACCTTAAAAAGGCTCTTTTTGCTGAGCCATTCAGGAGGAAAACAGATGTTTAGTTACATCTTTCAGGGTCGAACTCACACAGACACGACCCGCAGCTATATGAATTCGCTT